GGTGACAAAGATGGCGGTAAGCGGAAGTAAAGATTTTGAATTAGACGTAGCAGACTACGTTGAAGAGGCATTTGAGCGTTGTGGTTTGGAGCTTCGCACTGGCTATGATTTAAAGTCTGCAAATCGCTCGCTGAATTTGATGTTGGCTGAATGGGCTAATCGTGGTTTAAACCAGTGGACGATTAATCAAAAGGTTTTGCCGATGGTGCAAAACACAACCTCGTACACCATTGACGCAACCACCCCGACTGCAACCATTGACGTGCTTGATGTTTTCGTCAGAGAGACAATTGGCGGCGTTTCTACTGACGTGCCTTTGAGCCGAATGTCCCGCAGTGAATATGCAAACTTGTCTACAAAGACAACAACTGGCAAGCCTAACCAATACCTGATTGACAAGCAGATTAGCCCAACAATCACCGTTTGGCCTGCGCCAGATCAAAGCTCAAAGTACGAGCTGTACCTAAACGTCCTGAGTCGCATGGATGACGCAGACGCTGGGGCAAACACCCTGCAAATACCTTTTCGGTTTTACCCGTGCTTGGCTGCTGGCCTTGCGTACTACCTAGCACTCAAGCGAGCGCCTGAGAAAGTATCTATGCTCAAGCAATTGTACGAAGAAGAGTTTGAAAGGGCGCTGAGCCAAGACCAAGACAGGGTTTCGTTTAGAATTGCACCTGACCTGCGCGGATACAACTTAGGGTAATGGCTTTTGCATCAAACCATAGGGCGTTTGGAATCTGTGACATCACAGGTTTTCGCTATCGCCTAAAAGACATGAAGATGACATGGGACGGTTTGCTTGTTGGGCCTGACCAGTGGTCGCCAAAGCACCCGCAGCTTATGCCTAAGCCAAGCCCTGTAGACCCAGAGGCTTTGCAGATCTCTAGGCCAGACCAAGCGGCTGGCGGTAACGACAATAATTTTTTCAGTGTTTACACGAACACTGGCCTTGGTAAATTAGGCACAACTTTGCAAACTTTTGGACTTTCAGTTAATGTAGGCGCTGTGGAGGTAACCACGTCATGAGTTTTACTCTTTCAACTTTGAAGGCGGCGGTGCAAGATTATTTGCAGGTGTCAGAGACAGCGTTTACTAGCCAGTTGGATACATTTATCCAAGAGGCTGAGAGTCGCATCTTTAAGTCTGTGCAGCTCCCTGAGCAGCGCAGGAACGTAACCGGGGCAGCGTCTTCGGGTAATCGGTTTTTGGCAACGCCATCTGATTTTTACGCTCCGTTTTCATTGGCAGTAATTGATAGCGACAACAAATACACTTATTTGGATTTTAAGCATCCTTCTTTTTTGAAGGAGTACAGCCCAACATCGACAACGACTGGCAAGCCAAAATATTACAGTTTGTTTGACCAGTCGGCGTTTGAGATGGCCCCTGTACCTAATTCAAATTATACGGTTGAGTTGCACTACCTATACAAACCAGCGTCTTTGACCTCTGGGGCGGATAGCGGTACAACATTGTTATCAACAGACCACCCTGACCCGCTGCTTTACGGCACGTTGGTCGAGGGCGCTATTTTCTTGAAAGAAACTCCTGACGTGATTGCTCAATTTGAAGCACGGTTTAAGGAAGCTATGGCTCGGATGAAGAATCTGAGTGAAGGCCGAAATACCCGTGACGAATTCAGATATGACTTATTGCGTACAGGGGTAACTTAATTGGAAAAAATAAAAGAGCTTAAAGGTAAGAAAATAGCAATTATTGGTCTGGGAGCTTCTCAGATCGACTACGTTATTGGCGTTGAAAACAGTATGCAGTGGGATGAGGTGTGGTGTATTAACTCCGCCATCTCGGTATTCGACTGCGATAGAGCCTTCATTCTTGACCCAATGGAGCGGTTTCTTGATTCGGATGACGCTGGCGCTCAAACAGACGTCATGCGTAGAGTTCTCCCTACCTTTGATAAACCAATATATTCCTGCGGCTTAGACGAGCGCGTTCCTGCGATTGTCGAATATCCTTTGCATGAGGTTATGCAGGAGTTCAAGACGGCTTATTTCAACACCACTGTCGCCTTCACGGTAGCCTTTGCTTTGTGGTCTGAGGTCGAGCAGATAGATTTGTTTGGTATTGATTTCAGTTACCGAAACAACCTGCACTTTGCTGAAGCTGGCAGGGCTTGTGTTGAGTTCTGGCTATCCAAGTGCATCAGTGCAGGCATCAAAGTAGGCGTATCTCCAAGGTCATCTTTGCTGGACTACAATGTAGAGCCACATGAGCGGCTTTACGGTTACCACAGGCTAGAAGATCCGCTGGTCGCGTTGTCATCAGAAGACGATGAGTGGCTCATCTGCCCTCGCTCGCAAACCGAAGAGATGATCAAAAAATACAATATAAAGATGGCTGAGTTGCCCCGCGCTCCAGAGCCATATAAGGGCTAACATGTCAGGTAACGGAACTTTTGAAATCGGCAACGTGATGGTTTCAACAACAAACAACAAGGGCCATGACCCTGAGTTTTGGGCGGAGCAGATCACAAACAAGATTGTATCGGTGTCAGCCAATGCAGAACCGCACGTCAGACAGCAAGCCTTGGCTTTCCGATCTTACATTTATGACGTAATATTGGCAGGAACTAAGAGTGCAATTGCTTCAGATCGCGTTACAATACGAGGAATGTTAAGCGCACAGGGCCATGAGGACATGGCTAATATTATAAAGGAGCTTTGATATGGCTATTACCTCAGCGGTTTGCTCGTCCTTCAAACAAGAAGTTCTTGTCGGTACTCACAACCTTACTGCGTCATCTGGCAACAGCTTTAAGCTTGCGTTGTACACTTCAAGCGCAACACTAGGCGCGGCTACGACTGCGTTCACGACTACAGGTCAAGTGAGCGGCACAAACTACACCTCTGGCGGTAATGCGTTAACAAACATCACCCCAGTGTTGAGCGGGACAACCGCCGTATGCGACTTTGCCGATTTGACTTTTGGGACTGCAACAGTCAGTGCCCGTGGCTGCATGATCTATAATGACACCAACTCTGACAAGGCTGTTTGTGCAATAGACTTTGGCGCTGACAAAACCAGCACGGCAGGCGACTTTACTATTGTGTTTCCAAGCCCGACAGCCACTGGCGCGATCATACGGTTGGCCTAATGTCTGATGGCATTATCAAAAGTAGAATTTCAGCCGGGAATCAACAAAGAAGAAACTGACTACGCCGCATCTGGCGGTTGGGTTGACGGAAACTTAATAAGATTCAGAAAAGGCCGCGCAGAAAAACTGGGCGGCTGGTACAAGCGTGGCGGTCAAACCTTCCTTGGTACTGCTCGCGCATTGCATAGCTGGATTTCCCTTGCTGCAACCCGATACCTCGGCGTTGGCACAACCGTAAAATACTACATCGAAGATGGTGACGTTTATTATGACGTTACGCCCATCAGAAAAACCTCTACCAACAGCATCACCTTTGCAGCCACCAATGGCTCATCAACCATAACGGTAACTGACAGCAATCACGGAGCTGTTAACAATGATTTTGTAACCCTAGCTGGCGCTGTTTCACTGGGCGGTTTGGTTACTGCCGCCGTGTTAAACCAAGAATACGAGATCGACTTAGTTCTCACCACGAACACTTACACGATCACCGCAAAGGACACCGCTGGCGCTACAGTTACTGCCAACGGCAGCGACACAGGCAATGGCGGCTCTGGTGTGGATGGCTCTTATCAAATAAATGTTGGCCTCGACACCTACGTTCAAGGAACGGGTTGGGGCGTTGGAACTTGGGGTTCAAGCACTTGGGGTTCTGCAAGCTCTGTGAGCGCAATCAACCAACTGCGACTTTGGACGCACGACAACTTTGGTGAAAACCTAATCATTTGCCCTCGCGGTGCTGGCATATTCCGCTGGTTAGAAAACGGCGGAACAGGTGTTAGGGCTGTTCTTTTGTCTGGCGTTTCTGGCGCGAACCTAGTGCCGACTGTTGGCTTGCAAGTTATAACCTCGGAAACCGACAGGCACCTTATCGTACTCGGTGCAGATCCAATATCAGGAAACTCCAGAACGGGCGTTATTGACCCTATGCTTGTGGCGTTTAGTACATCTGAAGACGATCTTCAGTTTGAGCCACTAACAACCAACTCCGCTGGCTCGGTCAGACTGTCCAGTGGGTCGTTTATTGTCGGCGGCATGAAGTCTCGTCAAGAAATATTGATTTGGACTGATACCAGCCTGTACTCGATGAACTTTATCGGGCCACCGTTGACGTTTGCCGTAAATCTTATCAATGAAGGCGCTGGCATGGTCGGCCCAAAGGCGGCAGTCAATGCGCCTAACGGTGTATACTACGCCTCTAAGACGGGCTTCTACTTCTACAACGGCTCAGTTCAAAAACTTGCGTGCTCGGTTCAAGAGTACGTCTTTGAAGACTTAGATCTTACGCAGGCATTCAAGTGTCACATGGGACTGAACTCTGAGTTCAGTGAAATGTGGTTTTTCTACCCAAGCCTTACGGATGGCACTGGCGAGATCAGCCGATACATAATTTATAATTATGAAGAAAACACTTGGTCGATTGGGTCTTTGATTCGTTATGCTTGGCTAGATGCTGGCATTGAAGACCAGCCAATTGCCAGTGGCATTGATAGCAACTCAAACTTGCTCTTTGATCAAGAAACAGGCTTTGATGATTATACTCAGCCCATGAGCAACGTCTTCGTCGAGTCGGCAGATTTAGATGTTGCGGATGGCGAAAACTTTGCTTTTGTAAAACGAATAATACCTGACATCGCGTTTATAAAAGAGCTTGGAGCTACTAACTCGCCAGCCATGAATATTGTGCTAAAGCGTAGAGACTTCCCCGGTCAGGCGTTGACCACGGACTCCACGACTCAGGTCACAGAATCCAGCACTATTAATAGCCTGCGTAGTCGCGCCAGACAGGTGGTGTTGCGGTTTGAGTCTGATGACGATGGCGCGAGCGGCAACCAGTTGGGTTACAAGTGGCGGGTGGGTTCTACAAGGTTAGACCTGCAACAAAGCGGTAGACGATAAGTGAGCCGCCTGCTTGAGACAAGATTGCCTCTGGCAACTGGAGAAAAGATAGACTCAGGCACATTTAATCGGTTGATCCGAGTGCTGGAGTTAAACCTTGGCGCTGTGGATATAACAATCTCTCCGCACTTTAACGCTGACCAAATCAGCGAGCTTCAATTTGCAACGGGTAGCATTATCTTTAATACTACGAACCAAATACATCAAGCCTTTGATGGCACTAGATTTAGAGACTTGTATAGCCATCAAACCTATTCAACGGGCGTGGGAATAACGTCAGCCGTTGGGTCAGTCACAGTGAGTACACCGTAATGGATCAAATGCTTCAGAACAGAATTCAGAATCTCATAGGCGAAGAGATGCCTATGCCTCAACAGTATGCTGAAGGTGGTGGCGTTGAACCCGGCCCTGTTTCTCAGTTTGAGCTAGACTCCGTTGAAGGTTTAGACAACGAAGAAACCATGATGTCTTTGGAGCAGGCTGCGAGTGACCCATCTAACCCAGACGCAGATTTAGAAGAAGCTCTGAGCCAGCTTATGATGGCTAGAGATCAATCTACCGATGAGGATGAGGTCGCTTACATTGACGGATTAATGAATGCTGCCGAGGTTGGCTCCAATGCTCCAATGGCTGACCTAGCTATGGAGCTATCTCAAGCTGGTCGTGGTGGTGACGTTACTTTAGCGCATTTAAGGCCGGGAGAAATTGTTCTTCCGCCTGAGACTATGGATGACCCAGAGTTTGAGTCTATGGTTGAGCGCAGGTTTGAGGAGATAGGCTTAGATCCACGGGCGGCTGTAGTTGGCGCGGGTATCGCAAGTTTAAACCCAGTTACTGGCTTAGAAGAATTTGGTTGGTTCAGTAAGACATGGAAAAGTGTCAAGAAAGTCGCCAAGAAGGTAATTGAGCCTGTGGCAAAGGTTGCTCAGTTTATTCCCGGCCCTTGGCAGATTCCAGCGGCTTTATATACCAAGGCGATGACGGTATATAACGTAGCTAAAGGCCGAGCAAGCCCTCTGGCGCTGGCAAGCCTTATGTCCCCACTACCCGGTGGTAGCGCGGCAGGAAGTGCGGCGGGAGCGGCAAGTAGTGCAGCCTCAAGTGGAGGGATCAGTAACCTGCTATCTAAAGCTGGCGACTTTGTGTTTGAAGGCGCAACACCGGGCAATTTGTTTACAAATACGGCTGGAGCAATAGGCAAGGGAATAGGGTCTATTGGCGACTTTGTGTTTGAAGGCGCAACACCGGGCAACTTGTTTACAAATACGGCTGGAGCAATAGGTAAAGTTGGAGATTACGTCTTTGAAGGCGATACTGCTGGCAACCTTTTCACCAACCTAAGAAAAGATGTTTTCGGCACCTACACTGATGCTCAGGCCAGTGCAGAATTAAGCAAAATGGCTGGAGCTGGAGATATTAGCGAAGAGATGATTAGTGGGCTTATGGAGCAGGGGCTATCGCCGCAGCAAGTTCTAAAATCTGTTTCTGGCGTGACTGACCCGTTTATGACTGCGGGAACCACTATGTCCTCTGCCGACACAGCCGCGTCTTTGGGTTTGCCAAAAGACGTGGCAAGACTGCTTGAGCAGGCAGGTGCCGTTCCCGAAAGTCATTACGATGCAGCCGGGTACAAAAAATCTTTAGTTGATCAGGCTGGCGCTCTTTATAAGCAATATGAAGAAGCGGGAACACTGCCAACCGCATTAGCTAACGCATCTGGCGCTGGCGCTGGCGCTGACACTGGCGGTAGCTTTTTTGGCAAGAAAACTCCCGCATGGATAAAGGCAATTGAAGATCTTGCTAAAGGAACTGGTAAAGCAGTTACTGGCGGAATCGGAAGTATATTTGGCGGCGGAGGTGGCGGCATGAACCTTGGCGGTCTTGGCGCTCTTGGCGCGGCGGGTCTGCTCGGCAAGCTCGCGTATGACGAGGCTAAAAACCAAAAGGGTGTAGCCCTAACACCGCTCACTCAAGAGGGTTCCACAGGCCGATACAACATTGAGGCTGAGATTGCTCGGCGCACTGGTAAACCAGCGCCAGACCCCGTTGAGTTTGGTTTGTTACCAGCAGGTACGATGCCCACACTAAGTGGTGGTAGAAAAACACCAGTGGCCGCCCGATACGGTGGCGCGATTATGTCAGCTAGATACGGTGGCCCGGTTATGCCTATGGCTTACAAGAAGGGCGGTAACGTAGCTGTAGAAGACTTTAAACGTAAGAACGGCGGTATCGCAGGCAAAGGCACCGAAACCAGTGATGACGTACCAGCCATGCTTTCTGATGGCGAGTTTGTCATGACAGGTCAGGCAGTTCGTGGCGCAGGCGCTTTTGACTTAACTAAAGGCGACAGCGGCATTGTTACTCTGACACCAAATGGCGGTGAAAGCCGTGGTGATGGTACAGCTCTTATGTATGAAATGATGGATCTGTTTGCTGAGTTTGCAGACAAGCCAAAGTCAAAGAGGAAGAAAGCAGCATGAGCATATTGACCCCCGGACAGCTCGCTCGCGTTAGGCGGTTCCAAGAAGGCGGAAGTACATCACAGCCTTTTGTTTCTGGTGTAACCAAGACCGAGCAGCGCATTGACCCCATCACTCAACAGCTTTTGTTTGGTCTGGACGGCGAGGGCGGCTTCATACCCGGAGCCTTTTCAGCAGCAGAAAAAACATTTTTTGATGACCAAGGTCGCCCAATTGTCATACCGCAAGAAATTGCAGGTATGTCGCCTGATCAGATCAGGGCTATGGAGTTGGCTCGCTCAAACGTGGGTGTGCAGCAACCATTTATGGACGAGGCTATGCGCCGTGGTCAACTAGGCATCGACGAGATGCGTGGCGGCTTTAGTAACCAAGAGGTTGCTCAGCAGCAAGGCTTAGGGGCGATTAGAGAAGGTTCACGCTTTGCGCTTGACCAAAGAGACAGGGCGCTTATGGACTCGCTGGGCGGAACTCAGCAGGGTCGTGGCAGGGCTATGGCTGCTGAGGGGCGTCTGCGAGGCGATCTGGGTGACGTAACCGCCCAAGGCATGACCAGCGCAGACCGTTTTGGTGCAGACCTAGCTCGCACACGCCAGCAAGGTCGTACAACATTTGATGAGTTTGGTCGAGATATTACCGATGCGGTAGGCACGGGCATGACCGAAGCTCAAAGGCTTCGCGGAAGTTTGGGTGAGTCAGAAGGTTTATTAAGAGGTACGACTGGCGGTTTTGATGTTGGCGCAGGTACTGACAAGTACCAGAACCAATATGAGGACAAAGTTGTCCAGCAAATGATTCAGGACGCCACCAAGGGCTTGGCTCAGCAGGATATGTCCCAATATGCGCGTGACGTATCATCTGGTGGCGAGTCTGCATTTGGCTCCAGAGCACGGTTAAGCGCGGCTGAGCGAGCCGAAGCAATGGGTAAGGGTTTGGCTCAAGGCGTTGGCGCACTGCGCTCACAAGGCTTTCAGCAAGCTCAACAGACAGCAATTAGCGAAGACGAGCGCCAAAGACAAGCAGCTCGATCAGCATCTTCTGGCTTGGCAGGATTGTCTAGCCAAGCTTATGGTGCAGGGAGAGATGTTGCAGGCCAGATGTCGCAAGCGGCTCAGCAAAAGCTTGGCGCAGGCACGGGCTACGGCAACCTTATTCAGCAAACCGCACAGCAACAACTTGGCGCTCAGCAACAGTTAGGTAACACAATGGCTGGCGCAGCTCAGCAACGATATGCGGCTGGTACTGGCTTAGGTCAAACGCTATCAGGCTATGGCTCTCAAGACGCGGCAGCTCGATCTGCGGCAGGTCAACAGGGCATGGGTGTAGCAGGCGCATTAGCAGGGCAATACGGCTCAATAGGTCAGCAGCAGGCTCAGGCAGGACAACAGCTAGGTGCGGCTCAGACAGGCTATGGTGGCTTCTTGAGCGGTCTTGGTAATCAGGCTCAGCAGGCTGGCATGGCTGACGTAAATGCACTACAGGGCATGGGAGGCTTTGCTCAGCAACAAAGACAGCGAGAGCTAGATGCTCAACGTGCTGGCTTACTGCAAGCTCAACAAGCGCCTTTGGCTCAATATCAAGCATTGATGCCGTTTGTCGGCATGGCTCCAGCAGGTCAAACGCAGTTCCAGACAACCTTCGCTCCAGACCCAAGCGCATTGCAGGCGGGTATTGGTACAGGTTTAGCAACGCTGGGGGCGTTGGGTAACTTCTACAACCCAGCAACAAGGGTGACTGGAGGAACATAATGGCTATATCAAGGGCGCAGTTAGAACAACAGATCCAGAACCTAGAGGGTGGTGGTGCGACAGGGATAAAGGCTCCGCTTCCGCCTATTGACCCAAACGTACAAGCCGTCTTGGATGTCGATCCTGACCAAACTAGGGCAGAGCTTGGGATTGAATCAAGACAGCAAGAAATTAATAATTTAATGGAGCAGGCTCAGAGAGCCGCTCGCGCTAATCGTTCTGCTGGAACAGAGCCTGCGGCTTTTGACTTTGATAAAAGTTTTGATAAATACTCGCAGCGGTTGACCCCGTTTTTTTCTCAGTCAACACGCCCAACATTTTATGATATGGCTTCCGATCTGGGTGCAGCCATGCTGTCTGCCGACCCGTCTGCTGGCGCATTTAGAAGTGCTGGTATGGGGTTTTCAAATTTTAATGAGCGACTTCGTAAGGATAGAGATAGCCGTCTTGCTTTAGACCGACAGATTGGTTTAAAGGCTATGGAAATGGCTATGACGGATGAGCGAGCCGCTAACGAATTCATAAATAGAGAAAAATTAGAGCGGATCAAATATAACTCTAAGCCATACGATCCGTTGATATACGAGGTTACCGATCCAGAAACTGGGGAGGTTAAAACAATTGAGGTTAACCCGTTAAACCCAGCAGAGGTTGCGTATGTAAGAATGTTGCCCGGAGCTAAACAGGTAAAACTTGCCGACTCAGTGGTTAATGTTGACTCAAGATCAGGGCCAACAAGTCAACGAGAAAAGAAAGCGGGAGACAGTTTAAACTCTTTAGAAGAGCAGTGGTCAAAAGATGCCAAGACCGCTATTGAACAGAACCAGTTAACCAATCAATTCCTTCTTCAGCTTAATCGGCTTGGGCCAGAAGGCTGGGGCAAAATACAGTCTGGAACCCTTTCTGCTAGACAAGTTTTATCTGAGCTTGGGATTAGGCAGGATACAAGCATTCCCGATCAACAACTTGCCTTAACTTTGGGGACAAGAATAGCTATGGGCCTTGTTGGTCAGACTAAGGGTGCAATCAGCAATTCAGAGATGAATTTGTTCCTCGCAGCATCACCAACCCTAGCGTCAACTTATGGTGGCGCAATGAAGCAAGCGGCTTTTCTGCAAAGAATTGCTAATTTAAATGTTAAGAAAGCAGAAGATTACAACGCCGCTTTGGGGTCAGGTTTGCTAGATGGCGCTAAATCTGACGCAGACGCTCTAAGGATTGCAAGGGGCTGGGAAATTCGTTGGATGAAGAATAAAGACAACCAATTCCTTAGCGAGTCAGAGAGGGCTGAGCTTAGAGGGCTTGCTGATAAAGAACCCGATGCGGCGGCTGCATTTAGAAAAGAGTTCTATACATCTAATGACATCAACACAAACCTCAACGATATTACAATTAATAAAGTTGGGAGTTCTTAAATGCCTGTAAATATTGACTACAACGATGATGGTATCGTTTATTCCGATCTTCCTGATGGCACTACTGAGGCGGATTTAGCAAACACTCCAGCTTTTGTTGAGCGTCACAAACAAAATATGCTTAAAGCTAGTTCAAGAATGGTTGCCACCTCGCCTCAAGATCAAAGGTTGATAGAGATGGAGGAGCAAAAGTCTGGCTTTGGTACGGCGCTACTTCAAGGGCTTTCTAATGACCAAGGCTACCAAACAGCTTGGCTTGCACAACAAAGATTCCCAGAGCTTGTTGAGCAAGGTATAGACCCTGTTGACTTTTACTTTTTAGATGAAGATGAAGAAATTTCCTACATAGACCCTTACAACAAAGATGTTGTAAAAGAGTTTAGGGATGGCTTACTCGTAGACTCAGCCCGTTACGCTGGCCCTACCGCTCAGTTTATAGCTGAATTAGGAGGAGGCACGGTTGGCTTGACTTTAGGAGCATTTGGCGGCTCTGCGCTTACAGGAAACCCTGTTGGTGGAGTAGGTGGAGCGATGATTGGTGGTTCTGTAGGCACAGCTATTGGTGGTGGTGCGGCTTACGCAGGTAGGGCGGGAATATCAGCTATGTTTGACGGCCCACCGCTTAAAGTTGCTAAGCTGAAAGAGGATTTATTGTTAAGCTCAGCATTTGGCGCGATTCCTTTTGGTACAAGAGCCGCTCAACTTGCAGGTAATGCTTTTAGAACCTCTTCCAAAAAGTTCCCCGGCGCTAATGGTAAGACCGCGCTTGAAACCATACTTAGAGATGGCGGAAAAACAGTTGATGAAAAAATAGTTTTTGCTAAGGATAAGTTTGGTGTTGACCTAACAAGGGCTGAGGCTCAAGGCATTATAAGTAATGCAGGCGCTATTCAGCGTTACTTGCAGATGCAACCGGGTTCTCAGAAACTTTGGGACTTTTATCACAATCGCCAAGCTCAGGTCGAAGAAGCTGCTGATGTTTTCTTTAATGAAGTTCTTCGGGGGGATTACTTAAAAGGTCTTAAAAAAGATCGCTTGTCTGGCAGGACGGGCCTTGATCCAGACCTTGATATGGCTAAAGCTGCTGATGAAGTTCTGAAAAAGCTCGCGGTTAAACGTCAAGAACGAGCAGGGCCAGTATACAAAAATTCTTTCGAGTTAGAGCTTGATGGTAGTAAAATACCAATTGACGTTTCTGACATTGCAGCAAAGCTTGAAGCTGAGTTAGCAGACCAAAACCTTCGCGGTAAAGCTAGAACGGTTAAGCAAGATATTTTAGATGCTTTAACGGATTATTCTGGATTTTCAACAAACATATCTCCCGGTCAAAACTTAGGATTAAAAAACAATACCGAGCTTTTGCATAACGCTTTGGTTAACGACTTTAGACCATTAATAGAGGGTTTGACTAAGGATGGTCAAGGCGGTTTAAAGCGTGAAGTGAGCCAGATTAGAGAGAAGGTATCGAGCAGGCTAAAGGCGTCTAACCCAGAGTACGCAAGAGCTACTGCAATTTATGATCCATCTAAAGGTCATTTGCAGGCTTTAGAGCGCGGAGTTGTCACAGCCTTTGCGGAAGCGGCTGAGCTTGGTGGCGCTGCTGCCGCCAGATTGACTAAGACTTTATTCAGCGGAAGCGCAAAGCCAGCAGAAATAAGGCAATTGCGCCGACTAATACAGACGGAAAATCCACAAGCTTGGCAGAATATTAAAGGCACATGGCTTCGCACCCAGTTTGATGACGCGATAACGTCAAGCGTAAACCCATTAGGCGTTCAAAATAAATTTCTTTCTAGGCTAGGCATTCGTGGCAGGGCCATGATGGGTCGAGGCGCTGAAAAAGCCAGAGGCACAAAGGCTAAAATGTTTGAGGCCATATTGGAGCCAGATGAGTTAAATAACTTTGTTGACCTTACTGAGATGATGCAGGCTGTCAGCTACATTTCTTCTCAAGGCGGGTCGCCCACTCAGCCTTTGCTGGCTCTAAGAGAGCTTTTAGAAAAAGAAACAACAGGCGCAGGTAGGGTTGCAGCTAACGCTTTAAGAGCTGTGATAGAAATACCTCAAAGAATTGCTATTCGCGGTTTTGATGACACCATGACGGCAACGCTAGGGTTTCAGCGAGAGGCTTACGAAGACAGACTTATTGAAGCATTGATCGACCCGTCCGTTGCCAAAGAGCTTGCTCAGACTATTGATAAAGTAAAGCCGGGCGTTTATTTTGTCTCTCAAGCCGTGTCTCGCGGTGCGGTAGACGTGTTTGATAAAATTATAGAGGGCAGTGCCGATCCTGACGAGATAAACCCAGAGACTGGGAAACTTGAGCGTGGCCTTCAAGGTGCTCAAATGGTTGAGAGTGCTAGAGAGGTAACTCAACCTGAGCAGCCCCTAGAAGATCCACAGGCCATGCTAGATGGTTTAACCGTCCCGCAGGTAGGTGGTGATGAATCAATCTTTGAGCCAACTCCAACAGGCCCAACAATCAAGCCACCGTTTGATCCAGCTTTGTCTGCCACTGTAGTACCGCTAGAGAAAGATCGAGAGATCGCTATGCGTACTAGAGGCAACCTTG